GGACAATGCGCGAGTTCGCGGAGGCGGAGATCAGGATGCCGCCGGGCGGCCGGTACCCGCTGCGCCGGTTCTCCTGCAAGGTCATGCCCTGGTCGGTTCAGCTATTCGAAATACTGACGGCCGCATTCCAGGGCCGCTCGCCGTACAGGCGGTATTTTATGACCGCGGACGTGCAGGACGGCAAGACCACCATGGGAATCGTTATCCCGCTTATGTACGCGCTGTTCGAGCTCAAGGAAAACGTAATCTTCGGCGTGCCCGACGTGGACCTGGCGCAGGGCAAGTTCGACGAGGATATCAAGCCGATGATACTCCACAGCAGCTACGCGAACCTGCTGCCGACGAAGGGCGGCGGCTCGCGCGGCGGCAAGACGAAGATGATGCAGTTCGGCAACGGCACCCGGCTGCGGTTCATGGGCGCCGGCGGAGGCGACCAGCAGCGGTCCTCGTTTCCCGCCAGGATAATATTCATGACGGAAGTGGACAAGATGGACAAGCCCGGGCAGGTGTCGCGCGAGGCGGACCCGGTAACCCAGCTCGAGGCGCGGTCCGACTCGTTCGACGAGCGCGCGCTCGTTTTCGGCGAATGTACCCGGTCCACCGAGAAGGGGCGAATCAACCAGGAAATAAGCGTCAAGGGCACCGATACGAAGGTCTACGTGCCCTGCCCTCACTGCGGCGAGTATGTAAATCCTACGAGAGAGCATTTCGGCGGGTGGGACCGCGGGGACGACGTGGTAACCGCACGGGAGAAGGCATTTTACCTGTGTGACAAGTGCGAAAGGCCCTGGACCGAGGCCGACCGCCTCGAGGCGATTAAAAAACCGGTGCTGGTGTCGAAGGACCAGACGGTGACGCGCGACGGAGTGGTGCACGGCGAGCCGCCCAGGACTAACACTTTCGGATTCCAGTGGAACGCGATGCTTTCGGGCCTCAAGTCGATAGGGTATATAGGCGAGAAGGAATTCGAGGCCGAGCGCTCGGACGACGCCAACCCGAAGAAGGCGCTTTTTCAATTCACCTGGGCCCTGCCTTACGACGACTCCATTACCGACCTGTCCAACATAGACAAGAACATCATCCTCGCAAAGATAGGCAAGCGGGTTCGCGGCGTCGTGCCGGAGGGCACCGAGGACAGGCTGACGGTGTTTATTGACCTTCACAAGTTTATTCTTTACTGGTCCGCGTTTGCGTGGCGCGAGGACAGGCAGGGGTACCTCGTAGACTACGGGTCTATCCCGGTGCCGCAGGGCGACAAGGTAAGTTCGCTGGCGATTCTCGCGGGTCTGCGAAGCTTCCGGGAAGATATACTCAAGCCGGGCTGGCGGACGAAGGACGGCAGGGAAGTGCGTCACCGGCTGTGCCTGGTGGACTCCGGCTGGAAGAAGGATATAGCTTACGAGTTTGTCAAGGAAAGCGGGCAGACTCATTATATCGCCACCAAGGGCCTCGGTTCCGGACGCAGCCAGGACTCCTGGAAGGAACCGAAAAAGAGCAAGGACAAGGACAAGGTGCTCGGGCACGAGTGCTTTTTCACGCGCCAGCCGGGCAACGTGCGGCTCCTGAACATGAACGCCGACTACTGGAAGACGCAGGTACACGAGGGCTTTATCGCGACCGGCGGTACGCCGGGCGCGCTCATGCTCTTTTCCGCGCCCGAGCGCGATTTTACCGAGTATGCGCGCCAGATAGTATCGGAGCGGCGGGTCGAGAAATACGACCCGCGAAAGGGCATGACGCTTGTATGGGAGAGCATGTCGCATCACAACCACTGGCTGGACTGCGCCTACGGGTGCATGTGCGCGGCCGACCTGCTCGGCGCGAGTACCCTGCCCCGGGCCGAGGAGAAGCGCAGGCGTCGGTATGCAAATGAGAAGAAAACCGGCAAGAAACAGATACGGACCAGGTATTGAGGAGGGATGAGATGGTGGAATTGGCGCAGATGAGTTACAGGGAAATGGTGGCGAGGGGCAAGGAGCTCGGCATGGAAGGCTGCCACAAGATGAAAAAGGAAGCACTGCTCGAGCGGCTCCGGGAGCTGGGCGCGACCGACGGCGGGCAGGTGTCCGCTCCGGCCGAGGGCGCCCGCAAGTATTCGTTCCGGAGCCCGGTTAAATGCCCGCGCTGCGGCGCGACGGATACCGAGGCATACTCCACCAAGGGCAGGATACAGTACCGGAGGTGCCGGCGCGCGGTCTGTCGGCGCAACTTCACCGTGCAGGGCGAGCAGCTGCGAGCAGCAACCAGTAAGCCGGGGGAATAAGGAACGTGACTGAAAAGCAGTTTCAGGTATTTGCAATAATAATCGCCATCCTCGGCGTTATCGGCGTCGAGCTCAACGTGCAAAAAAACAGCCTGTGCTTTTATCTGTGGACCTTCAGTAACGCCGGCTGCGTATACATTCACTACAGGCGCAGGGTGTGGGCTCACTTCTTCATGCATATCTATTACATGGCCCAGGCCGTCCGGGGGATACTGACGTGGTGAGTCGTTTTGAAGGCCGGGCGCTACCAAATCTGGTAAGTATTTTAGCCGAATTACCAGATCTGGTAAACATTTTCACGGAATCTGAAAATAATTCTTGCGAAGTTCCCAGACCGTAGTATAGAGAGGTAGGAAGTCCCGGGCTGATCACCCGGCAGAAAACTCGGAAAGAACAGAGGCAGTTCGGTGCCGAACCACTGGACTGCCTCTTTTTTCTTTCCCGGAAGGAGTTTTGATTGGCACTGTCCTCGGCTACGACGCTCACCGAAGCGCTCGCACAGCTCAATAACAATCTCGTCTGGGAGGGTGACGCCACGAAGGCCCAGAACTACGTCGAGGCCGCGCGGTGGCTGCTGTTCAACCGGCCCAGGGTCAGCTCGGACGCGGGCACCTCGATAAACTACGAGGCGATGGAGACGCAGCTCTCGAAAGCCGAGGGGTACCTTCTCAGAATCGGCAAGATAGCCAGCAGGTCGCAATTCACGCGCGGGAGGATGTTGGTTGACTAAGAAAAAGTCAGAGACTGCCGCCACGCCGCAGCCGCGAGTCGTTCGCAATCGCAGGATATCGGTCGACGGGCACCGCGGGTATTACACGTCTTTCGGGTACCGGGCCGCGCGCGTCGCCAACAGGGAGGGCCGCGCGCCCATCGCGGCCGCAGGTTCCCGGCACCTGGAGTACGACCGCGAGAAGCTTATAAACCAGTCGCGCGAGTTCATGCGCGACAACGCGATATACAAGGGCATGATAAACCGGGCGGCGTCGTATATCGTCGGGTCCGGTTTTAAGCTCCAGGCGCGCACGGACGATCCGGACTGGAATGTAAAGTCGGAGACGCTCTGGAAGTACTTCTGGAAGAATCCCGGGATAAGAGGCTTTCTCTCGGGCCAGCAGCTCGAAAAGACCGTATGCCGCGAGCTCCTCGTGGCCGGGGACACGGCGGTCCTGAAGCTCCAGGGCGGCAAGGTGCAGCCTATCGAGGCGGAGCAGATAACCAGCCAGCGCCAGAAAAGCGGCGTAAACCTCGGCAGGTTCGGGAATATTACGAGCTTCAACGTATGCCCCTACAGCGCGTCCGGTTTTATTTCCGCGTCGAAGTCCGTCAACATCAAAGCGGAGGATGTGTGTTTCCTGTCGAATCCCGACCGCCCGTCGAGCACGCGGTCAGTGCCGCCGAGCCAGGCGGCGTTCACCATGCTCCACAGGATAAACGATGTCTGCGATTCCGAAGCGATTGCATGGCAGATGCTCGCGCGGTTCGCGGTGGCGATAACTCAGAAGGATGCCGCGGAGACGGCGTATCTTACCAGCCGCGATGACCCCAACAAGTCTGGGGACGATACCGAAGGCGACCTCACGACCAGGCTGCACGAGCTCGACTACGCGCTGATATTCCACGGCGAGTCGGGCGAGGAAATCAAGGGCATCGAGCGCAACATACCAGCGAAAAATTTCAGCGAGACGCTGCGGACTTTCCTGCGGGTGCTCGGCCTGCCGCTGGGCCTGCCGCTCGAGCTGGTGCTCCTGGACTGGACCCAGAGCAACTACTCGCAGAGCCGGGCGGTGATGGAGCAGGCATACCAGACTTTTCTCGACTGGCAGTTACTGCTCGACAGCGGATTCCTGTCGAAAGTCTATATGTGGAAAGTGGCGCAGTGGATATCCGAAGGAGTTCTCGGCGAGCGCGGCGACCTGGTCAAGCACGAGTGGATCAAACCGACGTTCCCGTGGATTGACCAGCTCAAGGAAGCGCAGGCCTACGGCGTCAAGCTCGACCGCGGGATGGCCACGCACGCGCAGGTGCTCAAAAGCCTGAACCAGGACCGCGACGAGATGATGGAGGCGAGAGAGGCGGAGATAAAGGACGCGATAGAGCGCGCCAAGAAGATAGAGAAGGAGACGGGGCAGAAGGTGCCATACGAGATATTTTGCGGGCTCAAGCCGCCCAAGACCGATGCCGGCAGGCCCGGCGGTTCGGAACCGGCTGCGGCCGACAAGGAGACCGATTGATGGAAAACGGCCAGCTCGGCGAGATGCAGGTAAAGCTCTGGGCTATGGAGGCCCGGGCGCTCGAGGCGTTCATGCGGTCATTTGCGCGCCTTGAGATGGAGCCGGATAGATATATGGAGGCCGCGCTGCAGTCGCCGCGTCCGCGAAAGAGCAGGATGGTCATGGACGGGACCACTGCAGTCATCCCGATAACCGGGTACCTGATGAAAAGTCCGCCGGCCTGGGCCCTGCGGTACTTCGACATCACCGGCTACGAGGAAGTCATCGCGGACATAAAGGCCGCCGCGAATGACGCCGGCGTCACGCAGATTCTGCTGCATGTGAATTCGCCCGGCGGCGAGGTTGCGGGGGCGCAGGAGGCCGCGGACGCGATATACCAGGCCCGCAAGGTAAAGCCGGTCAACGGTTTCATAGAGGACCTCGGCGCCTCGGGCGCTTACTACCTCGCGTCCCAGGCGAAGGAGTTGGGCACGAACCTCAACGGCCTGGTGGGTTCGATAGGAGTTTACGCGGTATACATGGACCGCTCGAAGATGGCCGAAGACTTGGGCATCAAGGTCCACGTCATACGCAGCGGAGAGCACAAGGGGATGGGAATACCGGGCGCACCGATAACGGAAAAGCAGTTGTCCGGCATCCAGGGAGTTATCGATGACATGGCAGCCAATTTCAGGGCTGCGGTATCCCGCGGGCGCGGGCTTGCCGCCTCGAAGGTCGAGAAGCTTGCCACGGGCCAGGTATGGCTGGGCGAAAAATCGCGCGAGCTGGGCCTGGTGGACAGCGTGACGACTATCGAGGCCATGCTTACGGGTAATGCGGATTCGATTGTCAGGGTTTTGTCAGGGGAGGCAGGAATAATGGCAGAAGAAAACGAGAAGAAGGACCAGGACGACAAGGTCAAGGTCGTGGTGTTCGACGAGGAGGCCATGAAGGTCGAGGCGGCTGCAAACGCTACGAAGGCGGAGAAGGAGAGGCTCGCAGCTCTCAAGGCCGAGTTTCCCGAGGACCTCGCGTTTGCCATCGAGCAGTACGAGGCGGGCGCTACGGTCCAGGAGGCGAAGGCGTCCTACGCCGGAGTGCTCCGGGAAAAGCTCAAGGCGAGCGAGAAGGAAAAGACCGAGCTCGCCGAGAAGCTGAAGGTTGCGACCACGCCGCTGCAGGGCGCGTCAGGCGCCGAGCCGGTAGGCTTCGGCGAGTCCACGGAGGGCGAGACGGACTTCGTGAAGGCGGCCATCGCGCTCTCGCAGGAGAAAGGAATCACGAAGACCGCGGCCATGCGGCAGCTCGCGAAAGAGAATCCCGAAATGCATCTCGCGTGGAAAGCGAGCCTTAATAAAGTGCGGCGCACTTAAACATAAAAAATCCCGGCATTTGCCGGCTGGCAAGCAAGAATTGTAATTACTGGAGGGAATTGAGATGGCGATTGAAGTACAGGGATCTGTGGCAACCTACGTAACGGGCGAGGCCGTCGTAGGTTTTCGCCGCGTAAAACTTAACAGCAGCCGCCAGGTGGTCTACGCCGATGCGGGCGAAGACTGGATCGGCGTTACTGTCGAAGCGGCTGCAAGCGGCAACAACGTCGGCGTGCGGCTGAAGAACGGGCCAGGCACGTTCAAGATGATGGCCGCCGGAGCGCTCAGTATTTTGGACCTGGTATACGCGGCCGCGGACGGCAAGATTGACGACGACCCGGCCGGCGCGCTCGTAGGACGCGCGCTCGAGGCCGCGACCGCGGACGGCGATGTCATAGAGGTGTTCCCCGACCTGAGCATGAACCAGGGCGGCGGCGACAGCGTCGAGGTTATCGGCGGGTCGGGCGGAATCGTTGCGCTTAACCTGGTTTATGTCAGCGACCAGACCGACAACATTATGACGGTGCTGAAGGCGCAGGGC